AAGTGATTTTACCGCATTGGATTTGACGAAAAACTTCAGTATTGGCTTGATAAATCGAATCATTTTTTGTAATATATTCTTCCCAACTCTAGACAAGTTTGCTAGTTTTAGCAAAAAGGCCACATTATGGAAGAATTAGAAGAAGAAAAACAAAGGCCGAATATTGTTGCAACTTTTGTTCAGCTTATTGTTCTTGGGTGGTCTTTGGCCGTCATTTCTTGGTCGTACTATAACCCGAATCCCGTCAGGCAAATCGATACGACCTTTGCGGCAGGCTTACTTTCGGGCGTCCTCACGCAATTTGGGATTGACTTGAAAAGTAAGAATAATGACAAAAAAAAGTTACAGGGTAAAGTTAATATAGTAGACAATAAAGACTCCAAAGTAGGTATCAAATGAAAAAATTATTTCCTATTTTATTTTTACTTCCATCTGCCGCGTTTGCCGACATGACGTCAACAATTACGTCATCTGTACAAATTGAAGTTATGAGCGCAGCAACAGCGGCTGATCGGGTAGCAAATTCTTATTCGGTTTCTGGCAGCGGGGTCACAACTACAGATGGAACAACAGCGGGCGTTGTTGGTGGGTTAGGAACAGCGACTAATGGCGTAAATGCGTTTACTACAATTTCAGCATCACAAAGCACCTCAGGGGAAAATTTCCAATTTACTCAAAGTTGGTTGGAAGGTGATGCAGTACCAAATAGCGCTCCGACAACAGGCGCAGTAAGTAATTTTTCAGACCTCACATCTACAGCGGCGGGCGCAATTGGAAGTGGCGCAGCAACAATTGATAATCATGTTATATCAGTAACAGGTGGCGATCCGGGTTCTTCAATAACAGGTCAATATGTGACAACGCTTTCTGTCGATTAATGAGCAATGAGCAAATTTTTACTGATATTTTTATTTTGTGGATTACCTAGTTATGCTCAACCCGTTACCCCAAATTTTACCACCGGTACAATGTCTTCTACGACAAATACGACTACTTCTATTTCAGAAAGTATTGTTTCGACAGATTATTTCGGTAATTCATATGAATATTCAGTTACAGGAACAGGGATTTCGACAGATGGCGGGGTTGCTCCAAATACAACCGATGTCACAAGGACGATCAACGGCGAAACACAAACATATACGGGGTTAGATTTATCGACAGACAACAAACCAGTATTCACATTAACAAACCCAACAAGCGGCGCGGCCTTTCAATATTCAGAATCTTATCGAGGGCCGGGCGGGATTTCAAACATAACAAGTATTACCCGGCAAATAGAAAGCGAATCAGTAGTTACCTCTACGTCTGTGTTCTCTCAATAGCCTTAACGCCCATAAAAACGTTTGCAAACGCTGTCAGCCAATCAAATAATGGCTCAGTTACTAATATGGCAATTCAATCGCTGACGGGCAATATGACAACAAATCAGTTCGGCGGAAATATCGTCTGTCAGGGCGCAACCCTTACATTCTCGCCCTTTGTAACTTTTGGGGCAAACTACCGCAAGCCTTATCGAGACTATTACACTTTGCCATACTACGACCCGACAGATGCCGATGAAGACGGCGTACCAGATAACCCCGGCGATGTCTTATTTGATGAAATATTTTATTCTGGTACAAACAAAGATAGTTTTGCAATAAATACAGGCTTTAGCTTAAATTTTACAGTTCCACTTGATAGACAATTTCAGAACCAATGTAAAAGCGCAGCAACAACACAAGTGAAAATACAACAACAAATATTAGAAAATAAACGCCTTGACTGGGCTATCGCAAGGATTAAAGAATGTGGAAAATTAAAACAGCAAGGAATATTAATAGCAAAAAATTCTGAATTTTATAATTTATGCTCCGATATTTATATCGACAAAAAGCCGAATCAAGTAATTCCTCATACGCATGAATTAAGGTAGGGGCTGATAAATCAGCCGTTTCTTCTTATCATTCCAAATTCTCCGTCTTCATATTTAACAGCAACAAAATTAACTCTTCCATTTAATTTTCTTAATGTGTAATGAACTCTTTGGTTTCCATTATGTGTAAAAGGTCTTTCTTCTAATACTTGAAATGTGATTTCTTTATGATTTCTTGTTTGAACTAAAGCGTTTTTAATAGTGATTGTTTTAGTCATTTTGGTTTCCTTGGTTTCTTACATTTCTATTATAATATAATTAAATTAGATTGTCAACTATATTTTTCAGGTTTCTTTTTTCTGGTAATTAATTTTTTAATAATTGGCTTTATAGCGTTTAAAATTATAGGCGAGGATGCGGCCACAAATCCGATCACGGCGGTTGATATTATTGTCGATACTTCAGGAATATAAGACTCTTGAAATGGAACTGGTTCCCAGATTATAATACATTCATTATTTTCATTTAATTCAAAGGCTTTTACTTTTTCCAATTTTTTAGAATTGGCATACGAACCAACGCGCAGGGGTTGTTTTGGGTCGGGACAAGGCGGAATCATAATAATCTCTTTTTCCTTATCTTTTGGTATTTCTGGGGGTTTTGTTTCAGGTGGTTTTGGTGTGTCAGCTTTTGGCTTTTCCTGTTCTTCTACAATTTTTAATTCATTAGGATTATATTGTATTGGAATATAAGACGGCATTTTCCCATTTGGGCAACTATAAAAAGCGCCGTTTGGGTCGTCTTCTATTATCTGTGTATTTTTTAAAGAACTATCTCGATGAGTTTTGACGCAACCCAATATGTCTATTGTCGGCGGGGCTACATTTAAAACATTTGATGGCGGTATATATGAATTAATATTTATTGTCGAAATATCTGGAATTTTTATTTGTTTTATTTCCAATTATTTCATAGGTAAAGGAATCGAACCGCCTGTTGTTTTTGGTATTTGTTTATCAAGCATTTTTGGCATCATTTGTTGCACATTTGCCAAAACTTCATTCATCATGCGATTTTTAAATTGTGGCGAAGTAACGTATTTATAACCGAAGTAACCGCCACCCAACATTGACGCGCTGATTATAAAACTTAAAATAGATAATATCTGTGAAATTTTTGCCATGAGAGAAGCCTTTACTCGTGCGTTAGTACCTGTAACAATTATAACTTTTTGCGGAATCTGTGCATTAGCTCCACTTTATGTAGGGCTATCAATAATTTCTACCAAGGTACACCAACAGCACTAGTTGGTGTTAATACTTCATTTACGGCAGCTTCAAGTTCTGTTTCTATTTCTGCAACTTGATCTCCTAATGCAGTTTTTACCCAACCTAAAACAGTTGCAGCATCTAATTTTGCAAATTCAACAAAATCACTTGGCAAAGAATTAGGCTTTGTAAAAATTACCTGTCCAGTTTTTCTTGATTTTTCTGCATCATTAGAAATGCCTTTTACTCTATAAATAACCTTTGTAACATAACCATCTGAAACATCACGTTCCATTGTATTAACTTCCCATGTTTTAGTAATTGCCATGACTTTTAAAACTTTATTATGATTCTACTTTATTATTAGCATTAATCAATTTTTCTAACTTTTCTACACCACCTTGATCTTTTATTATCTGTCCTACAATAAGGTTTCTATCTTGCTGTAGTTTATTTATTTTTTGTTGTGCTTCCTGCTTAATTTGTTCAATATCTTTGTCTAATACTTCTATTTTTTTTGTATTAAACTCAATAGATTCTTTTGTTTCTTTGATGAGTTCTTCAGGTCTCATAATAAAAATGCTTGTTTACCTAGTATATTAGGCTGCCTTTAACACTGCAACTTCGGCTTCCAACTCTTGTATTGCTTTCATTAAATAAACAACCATTGCAGAAGGATTAAACATATACTTGTCATTTATTTTTGGATATGCTTCTGGAAAACTTGTTACTAAATCTTGAGCAATAAAACCTTTTTCTTTATCAGTTCCATCTTCTTGATCTAAAAAATTAAATCTTTGTGGATTAATATTTTTAAATAAACTTAAAGTATTTTCTGTCCAATCTTCAAAATTCTTTTTCATTGATTTATCTGAAGAAGAAGTATTAAATTGGACTGTTGAGCCATTGGATGAAATATTACCCCTTTCTGTTCCTGTTGTTCTTAAACTTACTAATATTCCTGTCCCATCCTTATTTACGGTTACGAATGTACTACTAGTAGGTAACACATTTAATTCACCAGCCACAAGCACACCATTCGCAGTAGTCTCCATCTTCTTTGACCCATTAAAATATAGCTGTACCGCTTCTGTTCCACCATCGATCAAAAATTGAGTTGTTGTTGTACTTTTATCGTCACTTATTTTTTGTATTTGAAAATTACCAGACCCATTTCTTAATCTATGATTTGTGGTAGAAGTTTCCATGAAATCAATATGACAAGATGTATGTGCTATTTCTAAAAGACCACCATCGATTTTCACGCCTTCGGATGTTGTCTCCAAATTTTTAGTTCCATTATGGTATAACTGGACAGCACCTGAACCACCATCAACTAAAAACTGAAGTGTTGTTGAACTTTTATCATCACTTATTTTTTGTATTTGAAAATTACCAGAACTATTTATTATTCTATGATTCGTGCTAGAAGTTTCCATCAAGTCAATAATACAGGTTGAGTCTGCTATTTCTAAAGTAGAATCATGTATTTTTATTCCATCGGCTTGTGTGTCTAGCTTTAAATTTCCATTGTAGTAAAGCTCAACGCTTCCGTCTTCGGTTGCGTGCAATAAAGCCTCATCTGAAGCGGCATTATTAATATTAATCTTACTTGTTTGTAATATTAAATTACCAGTTCCAGTGTCAGCAATAATCGAGTTCGATCCATTATGAAAGATTTCGAGGTCTCCACCAGCCCCGAAAGTTGCTTTTGCATTATCCGCAAACTCAAGGGCATTATCTGACCTATCAAAAACAATATCTCTTCCAGCAGTAGCGCCATCAAAAGTTACATCTTCTTTGAAAGTACTTGCAGACTCTACATCAATACCACCAGCCAAAGTAAAAAGTTTAATCCAAGCGTTATTGCTTGAATTTCTTATCTTCATAACTGCAGTATTTGTATCAGCCCACCATTGATATGCAACCGTAGTTGCTGGACTTGAAGAATTATCGTTATTTGATTGAATTGCAGCAAGGGCATTATTTAAGTCTGTACGAAATGCAGCCCCAGATTGGTTCGCAATATTATAGTCATGTGTTGCCATTACTTAATCCTTTTTGTATAAGTATATGATAGTGGATAACCTAAATATAAACATATTTAACCTCCCTTACCAAACCCAATTGCTGTATATCTAAAATTAAGATTTTTAAAATTGTCGCTTGAATCTCGTACCTCTATGACAAATTGGGTTCCTGTGATAGATGTAATTTTGAAATAATCACCTGTTACAGCACCTTCAAGAGTGATCCCTACTGTTGGCAAAAATGCTGTTGATGATCCACCAAGAGAACCAGTACCCGTAAAAAATGGATTTGTGAAGGTAACAGTTTTGGCAGATGTTCCAGAGGCAATAAGGCCATTTGTTGCATCAGTATTTCCAACACTTGTTTCTGTTCTTTGTTTTACACTTGCTTCATAACCCAATTCAGAAACATTTATATTTTGGGCGGGGTCATCAGATGTTAATTCAACTTTAAATTTAAAACCTCTTGCCGTATATTCTCCATTTGCAAAAGTATTAAATTGACTAAAGTTTGGCCCAATATTACAAGCAGTGCCACTTGATATTGTTGCGCTTGCACTTGCTGTGACTGTAAATGTATTTCCAGTAATTGTTTGTATTACATAATTACCATCTGCGGCACTTCCAGCCGTAAAGTCAATGACAACTTGATCTCCAACGGAATATCCATGTCCATTTTTTGTAATCGTAATAGTTGTCCCACTTTGTTCATATGTAGCCGCCGTTGATGTTGTCGTATCTAATTGAGTTGTGGCAACAAGTAATTTTGCGCCTACATCTTCAGCCAAAGTTCCGTCAAATTCAGTCCATGTATCAATATTAGCCGTTCTTGAATCAATTAAATCATTTGGCAGCAAACCAGAGGTAACAAATCTTCTTTTTAAAGTAAGATTAAAAACTGCACCAAGATCAACTTCATTTTGAAATTCATAACTACCGCTTGAATTTATTGGGCCAGCAAAATCAATATTTGATAGATCATCAATGTTTTGGGTAATTGAATCCCACAACAAAGTGCCATCTAAAAGTAATCCGTCAAAATCTGAATCATAGAAAGTATTTGTTTTATTTCCTTGAAATGGCGGCGAATCTGTATCCTCTCTTTCTGTAAGAATTATTTGATTTGGTTGCGGGTCTGGTTGTGTAACGATTATTTTTGCAGCATTATTTGATCTGCGTCCGCCATCATCGAGAAATTTTATACTGTAAGTTCCAGTTAAAGCGGGGACTAGTGTTTCGCTTATATTTCCAGAAAGTTTTGGAATTATTTCTGTTGAATTAGTGTATGTTGCAACAGTAGGGTCAACAGAGGGGGTATGCCTTACAGAAATTGAACCTCCATGGGTTACATCAACGTCCGTTGCAGGGTCAAATCGTAGTCGTACAAAGAGATCTGAAACAGGTTCGACTGTCAATCCTGTCGGATCTTCTGGAAGTGCTGTTTTACCTACAGCGTTAAAAGTTAAATTATTAGAAGTTGCTGAAAGTATTGCGTTTATGTTGTAACTATAAACTTCAAACTCATAAACTCCTAATTGACTATTCAATATTTCAAAATCAGGACTTGAAACTTTTGTTGAAATGAAATTACCGTTGTTATACCGATAATTTACTTGATATTCAATAACTCCCACTATAGGTTGCCAGCTAAGAACAATTTTAGAAACGGCTTGATTATTTATCGGAATGATAGTTTCAACCGCTGAAAGGTTAGATGGCGGCGGTTGTAATTGATTTAGTATAGAAACATTCCTTACAGGTAAAGTCGCACCATCTTCAATAAATGCGTATTTTGTATCAACATAAGATAACGCTGTAATCGTGTAATTTATGGAATCTGTTTCCTCAACTGTTATTACTCTAAATTTTTGAGATTCAACTGTAGAATTTTGTATTAAATAAATTGTGTTCGCGTTTGGGGTTTGTGAAAATGCAGCGCTAACAGTTACAACGCCATTTGAAATTGATGAAATATCTTTTGTTTCAACCGTGCCATCTGGCAAAATTAAAGATAAGGTCGGGCTGTTTGTCGTTGGTAAATCTGTATTTTCAGTATCGTCAACTGTAACAACTGTTGTTGAAGTAACGCTTTTTAATCTTCCTGAACGCCTTACACCCGCGCGAACAGGATCATTGATCTCGATAACAGCGCCCGGTCTACACATCAAGCCGCCTTCCATTGATGTCGTAAATGTTACCAATTCAGACTCATTTGCCTCCGAGAATGCAATTGCCTTTGCCAGTCTTTGCGCTTGACCACGCGATGTACACGCAAAACCTTTTACCTGTTTTACAACGGTGCCAATTTTTGCTGATAAGGTAGTATTTTCAAAAACTTCGTAATCAATATCTTGCGAATCCATGTTGTAATAACTTACAGATATTACAGAATGTCTTTGTTTTAAACTTGAACCAGAATAATTGAACCCATCACTTGAAATATTGGCAAGTGAGAAAAGAAACGAGGAATCTTTCGGGGAATCTTGAGCCAATAATATAGACCCCGTTGACCATATCGGCATACAACGCATGACGCCCGCAAGTTCATTTATCAAATCAAATGCGGAACTAGAAGATTGAATATTTACGTTGGCTGAAAATCTGGCTTCCTGTCCGCCAAAGCCATCATCGACAAGAGTGTTTGCAAATTTTGATGCGGTTACAAAAGAAAATAAATCAAGGTTTGCATCTGCAATATGTGTTCCAAATCCATATCTTTCAGTTGTCAAAAGGTCTAGTAAAATCATCGCGGGGCAACTTGTCCATACCGCCGAACCCATAACGCCGTTAAAAATATATCCGTCTGGATAGACAATACGGCCTGTTGCAGAATCGACAGTTGGTGTTCCTGAACTTGATGCACCTGCGCCCGGAATCCTTACTTTTATTCCACGGATGCGGAATTTTCGGCGTGGAATAGAACTGAACTGTTGAGAATCAAGCCTTATTGCGTTATATGCTGAGTTTGCATAAGTGCTTGCATCGTCAATAATTTCTGCAAAACTTGAAAATTGAAAAGCGTCAACCAACGAAGAATCTTGAGCATCAATTGTCATTCTCTTAACTCTAATATCAACAGGAAAAGAACCTGTAATTGCTACTGAATAATCTTTTTGATATGCGTCAGCGGTTCGACCTGTGATCGTATCTTCGATTACATCCGTAAAACCGCCTGAATTATATTGAATAGCAATTTTTAATTGAACAGTTGAACCAAGAAGATCGCCTTCATTTGTTGCTTTTTGTATTTGCGGAAATGTAATTGATACTTTTATACGATCAACATTTGTATTTGTAATTTGTCTTGTTACTGCTCCTGTATTAGCTCCTGATTCTGTGCCATCACTATTTGTTGCTGTGATTCCAACAGGTGTTATTGAAGAAGAACTTTCAATTCCATCAATTTTAGTCTGATTCGCAGTTCCAAAACGAGGTGTGAAAGTAACATTTTGAAAATTAAAATCAGTATCTTGTGGAGAACTTGAAGAAGCTGTTGATTTTAAAACAGGGGTATCATTTAAAAAAACGTCTTTCAAATAAGCGTTAACATAAGCTGTTGAAGTACGGTCTGTTATACCCTCTTTTGAAGCGGTTGCAGAACCTTCAATCTCTCCTTCTGATATAAGATCAAGGAAAGTTGCGAACTGTTTACTGTGAAGCGTATCAGGAGTTCTTGTCGGTTGTCTTGGAGGTGGCGGCGAACCTCCACCACCTGAACCACGAATAATTTTTCTTTTATCGGTCATGCCTGAACTTGCTCCGTATCAATACCGCCAGAAATAACAACTGACCCTGTAAAAATTTCTCCATATACAATTGGGACGGGCGTTCCGGCCCGGCTTGTCTGTTGCGTACCTGAAAA